TTCTTCTTATCGGTAAGACATAGATTCATCTTCTCACCATCACCAAACAAACATAGATCTGGTAACTGATATACACTAGCAGCACGTTGTAACTGTTGTAGTGCAGTTGCCTCTAACCTGAATGTAACATCCTCAGAAGGAAGGTTAATCTCTTTCTCAGGTGGTTGTGTAATGATATCAGGGTCTGCATAGAAGAATCTAGTCTTAGACTTACCCCTCTCATCACTTACTGTGACAAAGTTCGGGTGAGAAGTATCAACCTTAGGTGCATTGAAAAGAGATAGACCCCCAAGGAATACACTCAAGTCGTAGATACTAATCTGAGAATCAAACTGCTCTTGAACATCTGCAATGGCAAGAATATTCTTGTTGATGCTTAGAGTAGAAAGAGTGTTACCAGGTTTGATTACAATAGATTTGTTGATAGAACAAAAGTTCTTTAGGACTTCAATTGTTGGACGTGAAATTACTGTCATTGAGGATAAGATTCGGTGATTCTAGTTTTATCGGAGAAGTGGAGAAGGAGTAATCCGTAGTGTAGGATTTTGATAATGTCGCGACGGGCAGTGCCTTTACGATCATAGCGTGAGGCATACTTAAGGATGTTGCTACGGCAGAATGCCTCAGCGTCTCCACAAGATTCAATCAAATCTAATGTTTGAATCTCATCGTTGCCAGCAGAATAGTGTTGACCATATGTGCTGGAAATATAGTCCTTTAACTCTGCGAGCAGAGCATCTTCATTGTACTTCATAATTAATCAGAATTCTTGGCAAATTGATTGGGGCAGTTCTTCTTGAGTTTCCTCTTGATTGTACTCTGAATCTTCTCCAGCGTCAACCTTTGTATAGAGATCTAGGAAAGATTGCTTAGTGTCATCATCAAAACGATTGATACACATGTTGACAGCAGTAAGACGGTCACTAAAGATCTCCATCGCTTGTGCGATATGCACCAAACGGCGAGTTGTAATCACTTCATCAACGCCACCATCAAAGAAAGTCTTACGAATGACACCTGCCCACTTCACAAGATTCTCTGCAAAGATGGTATCACAACCCATATTTCGTAGAATCTTTTCTTCTACCGATGCAGTTGGATAATCTTGCTCGAAGGTAATTGGGAAACGCTCAAGGAATGCCTCATTGAGAATATTGGTTCCAACAAAGCGACCGTCATCGCTGCCTTTGCCTTTAGTATTTGCAGTTGCAATAACATTGAATCCTACCTTAGGAGTTACGTATTTACCAATTTTTTTGAGGAATACACCTTTACCCTCAAGAACAGATTGCAGACACAGGATCTTGTTAGATGCTAGGTCAATCTCATCTAGAAGAAGTACAGCTCCGCGTTCCAAAGCTTCGATGACAGGACCATTGTGCCAAACAGTGTCACCATTGACAAGACGAAAACCACCAATAAGATCGTCTTCATCAGTTTCGATTGTGATGTTGACACGAATCAACTCTCGCTTTGCTGTTGCACATGCCTGCTCAACTGAGAGGGTCTTACCATTACCTTGCGAACAGATGCATAGTTACCAAAAGGGACATAGGAATCATCTTTTGCAGGAATGTAATTGTCAGCAGGTGTTGCAGAGGGTGCTTCATATGCTTGCTCAATCTCTTGAACAGTCAAGTTCCACTTGCCACGACCAGACTTGTACGAGTCAAGACGCTTACATGCAGTAGGATATGATACACCTAAAGCATTTGCTGCATCACGAACTTGTCCAGTACTAACTTCAACACCATACTGCTCAGTCAGAGTGTCAATCAGTTGTTCGGTAGTGACGCGGTTCATTGCTTTCCTTTGTTTACTTTGTTATTGTAGCAGGTCTTGGATCGATTTGGGTCAAACCCAAGACGGTTTGTGATCTGGCACACGTAGGTAGTTGGATGCTACCCATGGTTTAGATGCAATGTACATCTTGTATGCAGTGAAGATGTCAATGCTGGTGTCATACTTATACTCGTCAGGTCCTGCAAAGACGAAAGGAGTGTGATTGGACAACTTCGCTTGTGGAATAATGTAGTCAGCAGCAATAAGAGTCTTGAAGCAAGTATGGATCTTTCCATACCGAGTGAAATACTCTT